GTACTTAACTCAGTTCGCGACAGGTTTTCTTTCCCTGAATTAAAGCAGAAAGCATTAGAACAATATGAAGAGTGGACTCCTGAGTCTGTAATTATAGAGGGCAAAGCCAGTGGTATGCCACTCACTCAAGAATTACGCAGTATCGGTATTCCTGTACAAACATTCACGCCAAGTCGTGGACAAGATAAAATTGCTAGAGTCAACGCATGTACTCCACTTTTTAGTAGTGGGTATGTGTGGGTGTCAGAACACAGCTGGGCTGAACAACTTGTTGATGAACTGTGCGATTTTCCTAATGGCGAACATGACGACCTAGTAGACAGTACAACACAGGCACTTATGCGATTTAGACAAGGTGGATTCGTAAAACTAGATACAGATTACGAAGATGAACCTATTACGAGAAGAAGTCGGATTTACTATTAATAAATGTTTAGTATATGATATCACAAAATGGCAATCGAAAAATCTAACCAAGAAACAGAAGTCGAAATCCCAGAGGTTGCTGCTGACATATTACCAGACAATATTGTAATAGAACAGGATGAAGATCAAACAATAGAAATAATTCCTGATTCTGCTTTAGACTTTAACAATAATTTAGCAAATCTCATAGAAGAAGATGATCTTAGAAGTCTATCGATGGATCTATGTTCAGATTTTGATGAGGACGAAGAATCAAGAAGAGAATGGTTAGATTCGTTTACCAAAGGATTAGATCTACTAGGTATTAAAACTGACGATAGAACAGAGCCTTTTCCTGGAGCAACAGGAGTACATCATCCTTTACTGTCAGAATCTGTAGCACAGTTTCAAGCACAAGCATACAAAGAACTATTGCCTGCAGATGGACCAGTCCGTACACAAATCTTAGGTGCTGTTGATAAACTAAAAGAACAACAATCACAAAGAGTCAAAGAGTTTATGAACTACCAGATAACATACAACATGGAAGAGTATGATCCTGAGTTGGATCAGATGTTGTTTTACTTACCACTTTCTGGTTCAGCATTTAAAAAAGTGTACTACGATCCTTCAAAAGCAAGAGCAGTGAGTAGCTTTATAATGGCAGAAGATTTCATTGTTTCCTACTCTACCACAGATTTACTAAATTGCTCAAGAGCAACACATGTAATGCAGATGTCTACTAATCAAATTAAGAAAATGCAACAGTCAGGATTTTATAGAGATGTAGATCTAGGATCTATTGGTGGAGCATACGACGATGATTATGGTGGAGTTAAAGAAAAAATAGACGACATCACTGGAATGCAAAAACCTAATGAGTCAGAAACTTACACTGTATTAGAGATGCATGTTGATCTTGACTTAGAAGGATTTGAAGACACTGTCGATGGCAAAGAAACAGGCATAGCATTGCCTTATATAGTAACGATGATAAAAGAAAGCAACACTGTTCTTTCTATTCGTAGAAACTATTTGCCTGACGATCCATTAAAACAAAAAATAGAATACTTTGTACACTATAAGTTTCTCCCAGGACTTGGATTCTATGGGTTTGGTTTAATTCACATGATAGGTGGTCTGAGTAAATCAGCCACATCTATTCTAAGACAACTAATAGATGCAGGAACACTTTCTAACTTACCTGCTGGATTCAAAGCCAGAGGCATGCGTATTAGAGATGATGATACACCTATTGAGCCAGGAGAGTGGAGGGATGTCGATGTTCCAGGTGGGACAATACGAGACTCACTATTACCACTGCCATACAAAGAGCCGAGTGGTGTATTAGCTGGGTTGTTAGGGATATTAGTCGAGAGTGGTCAGCGATTTGCTAACATTGCTGATATGAAGATAAGTGACATGGGTCAAGAGGCTCCTGTTGGTACAACTATCGCTCTACTAGAGCGTGGCAGTAAAATTATGTCAGCTATCCATAAAAGACTACATTTCGCACAGAAAATAGAGTTTAAATTGTTAGCAAGAGTGTTTGCGGAATCTCTTCCCCCTGAGTACCCGTATGATGTCGTTGGTGGCTCTCGTCTTATTTATGCAACAGACTTTGATGGTAGAGTTGACATACTACCTGTCAGTGATCCAAATATTTTTAGTATGAGTCAAAGAGTTATCTTAGCTCAAACACAATTACAATTAGCACAAAGTGCACCTAATCTACATAATCTTAGAGAAGCATACCATAAAATGTATGCTGCACTTGGTGTACAAAATATTGACGAGATACTAACACCAGAACAAGAAGTAATGCCTAAAGATCCTATACAAGAAAATCAAGATGCATTGTTAGGTGCACCATTAAAAGCATTTATAGAACAAAATCACGATGCTCATATTGCAGCACATACTGCGTTCTTACAAAACCCAATGGTACAACAAAACCCAGCAGCAGTTGCTGCACTACAAGCACACATACAAGAACATCAGGCATTAAAATACAGATTACAAGTACAACAACTGTTGGCAGAACAGGGAGTAGAACTACCACAAGAAGGACAACCTATACCGATAGAGGTACAAAATCAAATAGCTGTTCTTGCAGCACAAGCAACACAACAAATTACAGGACAAGAACAGGCAATATTACAAGCACAAGCCATGGCACAGCAACAGCCAGAACTAGAGTTAGCATCTAGACAATTAGATTTACAACAGGCTGAGATACAAAGAAAAGCACAAGCTGATCAGTTAGACGCACAAACAGAGCTGACTAAAGCACAACTAGATGCACAGGTTACTTTAGCAAAAGCTGACAAGAACGAAGACATAGCACAACAAAAAATTGCAGCTGCAAGAGAAAAAGATGCAATGAGTGCTAACTTAAAATCACAAGAAACTTATAGTAAGATATTAAAAGAAGTAAAAGAGGCTGAAGAGAAATCAGAATAATTTATGGCTAAAAGAGGATTATACGCGAACATCAATGCTAAAAGGAAAAGAATCAAAGCTGGTTCTGGCGAAAAAATGCGCAAACCTGGAAGCAAAGGTGCACCCACAAGGGCGAACTTTAAACAAGCAAAACGAACAGCAAAAAAGAGGAGAAGATAATGTTCAAGAAGACTGGTAAAATGAAGAAACCTAAAATGCGTAATGGTGGCATGAAGAAACCTAAAATGCGTAATGGTGGCATGAAGAAACCTAAAATGCGTAATGGTGGCATGAAGAAACCTAACATGCGTAATGGTGGCATGAAGAAACCTAAAATGCGTAATGGTGGCATGAAGAAACCTAAAATGCGTAATGGTGGCATGAAGAAACCTAAAATGCGTAATGGTGGCATGAAGAAACCTAAAATGCGTAATGGTGGCATGAAGAAACCTAAAATGCGTAATGGTGGCATGAAGAATGGGATGACACTTGCCCAGATTCGTGCAGCTGCAAAAAACAAAGGATATAAAATAGTTAAGGCATAGTTTGTCATATCTAATAAGCAACATACCACATTTTAAATGTTGGGTGCGAAGAGAATTTACATGTAATCACCAAAGATACCATGGTGAATATTTACATGCACTGGCGATAGCTGTAAACACTATACCAGATAGATCGTTAAGTTTTCAAGTAGTGTTTACTGGACTTGATGATGATATGGATAATATACATGGTGGTGCAATGTGGGCAAGAATGCCTATACAGGCACTAATAGCAGATGTGGCTCTTGATGAACCACCTCTACCCATGGAAGATCATTTAGCACAACCATGGGATTGTGAAGCTAGAAACCATTCTGTGGTTGTAATGGACAGAGTGAGTAGCAGTCCTTGGATTGCTAAGATTGATGGTGATTTTTATCAATCTAAGTACATGTTCACTGTAGACTACACAGGAAATGGTATAGCAGACTGTCCTGCTCAGCATAAACAGTCACATGTTATGTATATTACAGAGGATTGTGATTGGAAAGGAAACATTGTTGCTTTACCCAACAACAGAGTTAGAGCAACAAGTCCTGCTCTTTGGCAAACAGGTGAGGGAGCACCAGACTTTACTCCTTCACAGTATTTACATTCTGCTGAGGGACACGAAAGTTATCTTGATCCTGAAATAACATTTGATAATTTATATGAAGAGAAAATTTAAAAAGGTTGCTAAAACTAAAAAAGGTGTGCCAAAAGCATATCTAAAAGGTGCAAAAAATCCTAAGGCAAGAGAAAGAGAAATACTTAGAACAAGAAAAAAGTATTTATCAGGTAAAATGACAGATGCTGATTACAAGGCTGTTGAAAGATCTCGTGCAAAAGACAGAAAAAAGGTTAAACGAAGAAAGAGAAAATAATGCCAATATCAAGATCAAGTGTAAGAAAACAAGTGACTAAGGGTAGAAGGAAAAAGAGAGATCCTAAAGTCGGTACAGGTAAAAAACCAAAAGGCAGTGGCAGGAGATTATATACTGATGAGAACCCGAAAGACACAGTCAAAATTAAGTTTGCGACTCCAGCAGATGCGAGAGCAACAGTTGCTAAAGTTAAGAAAATTAATAAACCATTTGCGAGAAAGATACAAATTTTAACAGTGGGCGAACAAAGAGCAAAAGTTATGGGAAAAACACAAGTTGTGAGTATATTTAAAAAAGGCAAAGAAGCTATAAGGAAGAAAAGGAGAAAATAATGGGTACACCAGCATGCGTTAAAAAATATGCAAAAAGCAGTGGCAAGAGCACAAGCACACTTATGAAAGTTTACAAAAGAGGACAAGGTGCATACTTTAGTTCAGGTTCAAGACCAGGACAATCCTCTCATAGTTGGGGTTGTGGGCGAGTACGAAGTTTTGCAACAGGTAAAGGTGGAGCAAGAAAAGCTGACAAAGATTTACTTTCTAGAAAAAAGAAGGCAAAATTGGCAAAAGGTGGTATGTTCCATGGAGGTTGTGGGGCAGTGCTACCTAACAGAAGAAAGAAAACTAAATATTTCTAGTTATGAGTAAAGTTAAAAAAGTGAATGGATTTCCTGATTACTCAGGAGATAAAAAGATAACTAAAAAAGATATATTGATGGGGAAAGGTGTGATTCCTAAACCCAAACTAAGTAAAGGTGGATTGTTCAAAACTAGAGGCACTGGTGCTGCTACAAAGGGATTAAATTTTAAAAAGACAATTTAATGGACTATGTTAAGGTTGTAGAACACCTTTTAAGAAGATACAGAGAAAGAATCTCTGCATTAGAAGAAACAATAATCTCTGGTGGTGTATCTAATCACGAACAGTATCAGAGGGTTATAGGAGAGATAACAGGTCTTCGCTCCGCAGAACAAGAAATAATAGACCTGCAACATACTATGGAAAGGAACATAGATGAGTAAATTACCTAAACATGTCGACAACTTCGGCAGTTCACAAAAACCAGAAGCTGCAAAAGAAAAAACAGTAGAAGAGTACACAACACAAAAAGATCAACTTCCACACCCAACAGGGTATAGAGTTTTAATTTTACCAAGAGGACGTGCTGCCGTAACAGATGGTGGTATTCAATTGGTTAAAGATACGATTGATAGAGACAAAGTTTCTTCAGTCGTTGGCTATGTGATTGCACTTGGACCAGATGCTTACAAGGATGCTAATAAGTTTCCTGAGGGAGCATGGTGTAAAGAGGGCGATTGGGTGCTGTTTGGCAGATATGCTGGTGCAAGGTTTGGAATCGAAGGAGGAGAACTTCGAATTCTTAACGATGACGAAATACTTGCAGTCATACCTGATCCTGAAGCAGTAGATTATTAATATATAACATGGGAGAAACTCATGCAACAAGATGAAAAACTTGCAGAAAACAATGAAGAGATTGAGATCGAGTTAGAATCAGAATCTTCAGAAAAGAAAGAAGAAAGCGAGGATAAGGTAGAAGTTGTTGAAGAAAATGAAAGTGAACAAGAGGAATCTTCTGAACAGGAAGAATATAGTGAGGGTGTTCAAAAACGAATCAATAAACTAACCTATAAACTAAGAGAGGCAGAAAGACAGAATCAAGAAGCTGTATCTTGGGCACAAAAAGTACAAGAGGAAAATAAACAACTAAAGCAAAAAGCAGACTCTGCAAACTCTGCTATGTTTACGGAATATGATTCTCGTGTCAACACCGAACTTGTTGCTGCAAAAGCAGAATACAAAGAGGCATTCGACAAAGGTGATACTGATAAAATGATCGAGGCTAATGAAAAATTGTCTAGATTAGCAGTTGAAGCAGAGAGTTTAAAAAGAGTAAACGCTAAGAGGGAAAAGGAAAAAGAGTCTACTGTAGAAAGTGAAGCTACAAAAACTGAAGCTACAGATCCCAACCCACCTAAACCAGATCCTAAGGCACAAGAATGGGCATCTAAAAATCCTTGGTTTGGAGAAGATCAAGGAGCAACATTCGCTGCATTTGGTATACATAGGGAATTAATGGAAGAAGGGTATGATGGTGCGACAGATGAATATTATACAGAATTAGACAAAAGACTTTCTAAATTTGCAATTAAGGGTTATACTGACAATCAAGAAGAAGTTCCCGACTCTCCCGTGCAGAGAGTCGCTAGTCCAACAAGGCAAGCAAGAACTAAAAAAGCACGCAATAAAACTGTAAAACTCACACAGAGTCAAGTAGCGATAGCAAAAAAACTCGGTGTGCCTCTTGAAGAGTATGCTAAATATGTTAAGGAATAATTATGACAGAAAAAGATAACAACACTGTTTCACCAGATCGAAGTTCCCGATCTGCATCTAATCGAACTAAAGAAGTTCGCAGAAAACCATGGACACCACCCTCTGCATTAGAGGCACCTCCTGCTCCTTCTGGGTATAAACACAGGTGGATTAGAGAATCAGTTCTTGGGCAAGAAGACAGAACAAATATGTCTAAGCGAATACGCGAAGGATTTGAACCTGTCCGTGCTGAAGAGTATCCTGATTTTGATGTACCTACAATACAAGATGGATTGCATGCTGGTATCATCGGAGTTGGTGGCTTAATCCTGGCAAGGATTCCTGAGGAAATAGTTGAAGAGCGTACTGAGTATTTTCAAAATATGACAAAGGACGCGATGGATGCTGTAGATTCAGACCTTATGAAAGAAAGTAATCCTGGGATGCCTCTTAGTGCACCTAATAGGTCTACCAAGGTTACATTTGGGAAAGGCTCATAATGAGTCTTTGTAACATATTTTTATATTAAAGGTGAATTAAATGGCGAATGTCAATGATCCAGATGGATTTACACCAGCATATCATCTAAGTGGAGGCACAATCAGACCCTCTGAATTTCCAATCGCAAGTGGAGCAACAGGAGATATTTTCTCTGGAGATGTTGTAAAACTAACAAGTGGATTGGTTCTTCAGGCAGGTGCGACGGATGCTCCTCTTGGTGTATTTGGTGGATGTGAATTCCAAAATACTAGTGGTGAAGTGATCTTTACGAGAAGATTCGTATCGGGCACAACCACATTGGGGTCTGCGAATATTAAAGCATATGTATACACCGATCCTGATATTGTTTATGAGGCACAGTTCACAGGAACTCCATCTCAAGCCGATGTCGGAAAGGTTCATACTATCTCTACTACCGCAGGTGATACTAACACAAACCGATCGAAAGAGGGTGTAACTACAACAACAGCTAGTGGCATAGCAAAATTAGTAGCGTACAAGGATACTCCTAGTAACACTGCTAATGCTGAGTTTGCTAGAGGTTATTTTATATTCCCTGCTTCTACATTCGGTAACGACTAAAAGGTGAATTATAATGGCAATTAACAGAGC